GGTCAATCGCGTCCGGGTCAACTTCGTCGGCCATTTTCGGCCCCTCTCATGGTTCGCGGTTGGCTTGACACGTACGTGTCAGGCTCTGGGAGTGCTGGCCGCGATTCGGTCCAGGACCGTTTCGGCGTTCGCGGCGTACGCGTTCATTTGGTCGGCTTCCGTGTCGCTCATGGCGCGGTAAATCATGTGGTGACCTTCGAACGGTCCGCCGCGCCAGCCACGGGACACGTTCGGCCGGTCCCGCCAGCCCCATTCCTGGTTTCCGCCGTAGACCACGCCAGCGGTAATAACGGCCGCCCCCGGTTCCCCGTGGCCCTGGATGGACCCCCGGAGACGGCCGGACCGTGACGGGGCGTTACCCCGGGCCTGGGCCGCCACGATTCGCGCGCCCTCCTGGGCCGCCTGGAGGAACAGGGCCGCGTCCCCGGCCGCCGCCGTCATGGCGGCGGCCAGTTCACGCGCTCCCTGGACTTCGATAACGGGGCCGGAGTCGGGCATGGTTCAGGCGTCCGCCAGTTCGGGCTCCGCCTGGGCGGAATCCGCCGCCGCTCCCCCGGCCCATACAAACACGGGTTCGCCCACCACGCCCCAGTCCGCGTCCCGGGTAATCCGGACTTTGGTATCTCCACCAATACCCAGGAACTTGACGTTTACGGTCCCCGTCACGGTAGGGCCCGTAAGGGAATCATTCGGGACGAATTCGAACGCCTGTTCCGCGCCGCCGACAGTTTCCCCGGAGAGAACGTTGGCCGTGTCCTCCGTGTCCCCGTCCTGTTGTTCAATCACGAAATTCGTGGTCTGTCCGGACGCTTCCATTGCGGAAGCCGTCGCGCCGAAACTCAGGGTTCCTTTCCAGAGCCGGGAGTCATTTACGGTCATTTTGTGTATCTCCTAAACAGTTGTCAGCGTGGTCACGATGCATGGAAGCCCCTGGGCCCCCTGGGCCTGGACTATGTGGGTTTCGGGCTGGACGGTCTGAATTTCGCCTAGCTCATAGAGGGCGTCCATTACGGCCGCCACCAGGGGGTCCGCTTCCGTCACGGTGGCGTCCAGGGACGCGTTCGGGAGGGTCACGTGGACGCGCCAGGTGGTTTCATCCCCCGTCATGGTGGACGGGGTGGTCTGGAGCCATTCCGGCCACCCCAGCCCCGGAACAGGCGTCCGGGGTGGGGTGACCAGGCCGGTAATCCCGTCCAGCGTGTCCAACTGGGCGGCGATTTCCTGGCGCGTGACTGGCATGACGTCTACCCCAGGACCGTTAGCCGGAACGGGCGTTCCAGGCGTTCAATTTCCGCGTCGAATTTCGGGAGGCTTCCGCCGCCGTATTCCGTCCCGGAGTCGAGCACGCCCAGCGGAAGCGACATGGCCGCCACCTCCCGGCCCACACGGCGGTAAATCGCCTGGGTGAGAGGGTCGGCCCACGGTTCCACCTGGCACACCTGGGCCTGGGCGTAGAGTTCCGCGTCCAGGACGGTCTGTAGCTGGGCATCATCCATTACGGAGGCTTGAATCCCGATCCAAGCCCGTACCTGGGGAAGCGTGGGAACGGTGGCGGCCACGGTCCGGCCTACTTCGACTTAGACGCGCTGGCCGCCGCCGTAATCGGAGGAAATGACAGCTTGGAGAACGATTCCGGGGACGTGTTCAGGAAAGCCCCGTCCCCGGAATAGCCCACCTGGGTTCCCAGGAGCGGAACGTCCGCCACCTGGACCAGGCCGTCCACGTCCTCATACCATTCGACCAGGCGAGAGGACCCCAGGTAACCGGACCCAGCCGGGAAATAGGCGTCCACAACCAGCTTGAGCCCCATAACGTTTCCCGTGGTGGAGTTCGGAGTGAGGGACGGGAAAATCAGGTTTCCGTTCGGGCTCACAATGCTTCCAAGCTGGCCCCATACGTCCGTGGAAACCCAGAGCGTGTCCGGGAGCGCCACCGCGTGGTGAGCCGACAGAGGAACGGCCGCGGCTTCGAAAATCGCGCCCATAATCTCCGCCGCCGTCCAGTCCGTCACCAGAATCGGGACGGCCAGGATGGAAGCAATGAACGCTTCCACGGCGGCCTGGTCGGTCCGGAGGGCGTACTGGGTCCCGAACGATTCCGCAATGATTTGCATGATTCCGGGGGTGGTCCGCTTAATGTCCTGGCGGGAAATGTTGACGTATCCGCCGAACGTGTCCGGAGCAACGGGGAGCTTCCCAATCAGCATTTTCTGGGACGCCAGTTCCGTTTTCTCCCCGTTCTGAATGTCCACCTTCACGGGCTGGGTGATAATCGGCCGGTCAAACTGGCCGGACGCGGGAAGGGGGCGGTTCGTAACGGACGCGATAAACGGCCGGTTCGAATCCATGAGGTCCACCACGGGCCCCAGAATCGGCCGGGGAATCAGGCCCGGGTTATCGGCCGTGGTCTGGTGGGCCACCGCGCGCTCTACGCGCTCCGCGGCTTCCCGGTCCCCGGACTGGGCGCGCGCCACCGTCACGATGTAGTCCCCCAGGGCCGTCCGGCCAGGGAATGCGGCCGTGAGTTCCTGGTCCGGGTCTACGGGCTCCGGGGCCGTCCTGGTGACGGTGGGCCCGGTTGCCTGGACGGAGCCCAGGGCGGCCATAACGGCCTGGTTCCGGTTCTCCAGTTCCACGTAGTGGGTGATTTCGGCGGCGATTGTTTCCGCCCTGGCCGTGTCGCGCTCCACCTGGGCGGATTCGGCGTCCGTGAGTTCGCGGTTTTCGTCCACGGAACGGTTGAGGGTTACGTCCAGGGATTCCTGGATGGTTGCGTAGTCGGCGCGTCGAGCGTCGAGAATTCTGCTCATTTTGGGGGACCTCCCGGCCCAGAGACATAAACGAATATGTGTCTGGCCGGGTGGCTGGTCCCGCGGAGGTAGAGTGTCGGCGCGTGTTGCTCAGGGGGCCGGGTTACTAAGCTCCGTCGCCAGGGTGGCGGCTCTCGGAATCGCTGGCCGGGTGGCTGGTCCCGCGGAGGCGTAGTGTCGGCGCGCCATGCTCAAATGGCCGGGTTAACGTTCTCCGTCGCCAGGGTGGCGGCTCTCGGATTCAGGGCTAACGTAAACCCAGGGCGCGGAGCGCGTCAACCCTGGCCCGGGCCGCGTCCCGGAGTGGCGTGGGGTCTGAGAGGATCACCTGGTGGTCCCGGGCCACCAGGACCCCGGCTCCCTGGTACTGGGGGGAAGCCGTGGCGGCCACGTGCGAGAGTCCGCACACTTCCCGAACCTGGACGGTCTGGCCGTTCGCCAGGGGGACCACGCGCGTACGGTAGACGTGGGCCGAAACGGACCACTTCGTGAGTTCCCCGGCCCGGGCCGCTTCCGCCTGGGGGTGGGTCCGGTCGAGCCGGAACGCGGTATAGAGCCCGTCCTGGCGGTCCTGGATTTCCACGCAACGGCCCAGGTAACGGTCCCCTTCGTCCCCGGAGTGGCCCAGCATGAGGTTTACCCAGCGGCCACCCTTCCCCGCGTCCCTGGAGAATGAGCCTGGCGCGAAACGCTCCAGGTAATGCGTCCGGCCGTCATCCGTCACGTCCTGGTCCACGTCATACGGGACGGCCCGGCCGTAGACGGTCCAGCCGTCCCCCACGCCCTCCAGGGCGTCCACTGGAATTTCCCGCTGGATGATTAGTTCAGTCATGATTCTGTCCCTCCCGTGATTTGGAGGGCGGCCGGGGCCGCGTCCAGGGCCGCCGTGGCGGACTGGGCGGACGTGGTGGCGGCCTGGCTCTCCGTGTTCGTAGTTGTGGCCGCCTGGGGCGTCTCAGGGGCTCCCAGGGGCGGCCGGTTCAGACTGGCGCGCGCTTCGTCCACGGTAATGATTCCGTTTGACACGTACGTGGTAAGTACGTCCGCGGTTGCCTTCGAGTCCGCGCGCATCCTGGACGCGTAATCCCAGACCAGTTCCGTCCCGCCAGGCAGAAGCCATTTTGAAATGCTCTGGGTAATCGGCTGGCCGAACCGGTCCACCGAATCGCGGACGAATTCGATATCCGCGGATTCAATGTTCTGATATGTCTGACTGGGACCGGCCAGGCCCAATTTCCAGCCGGGGACGCCCACCACGTCCGCAATCATTTGCGCGTTATACGTGCGAGCTTCGACCAGTTGCGACTGTTGCGCGTTCCCGACAATCGGCCGGAGTTCGGTTCCGTTCGGGAAAATGACGGGCTCCCTGGTGGTCACGATTTCGCGCCACTTCTGTTTCAGGTCATCCGCCTGGGCCTGGGTGGCGGCCTGGTTCGTGAGGATGACGGCCGGGGGAAGCGCGCCAGCGGCGAACACGTCCCGGGAGTAATCCTCCGCGGCCACCGCGCCGCCCAGCCAGTCCCCATACTGGGCCAGCACGCCCCGGCCCAGAATCTCCCCGGAGCGGTTCCCGAATGGGATATGGAAAATGTCTTCTGCCTGGAACGTGGTTCCACCGATCACCCAGCAATACCACCCGGGGACGGAGGCGTCCGTCATAATCCACACCTGGTCCGCGGCGATAGGCACTAGCCAGCCAGGGCGGCCGGTCCTCCAGTCCCGGTCCCCCGGGAGCGCGAAATGGTTTCCGTAGAGGATTGCGTCCTCCGCCACGGCCCATTTGTAGTGCCAGGCCGTGGTGAGTGGGTACGGGTCCGTTACCACGCTGGGCTGGTCCTGGAGCCGGTCATAGACGCCCGTAACCGGGTCCGCCCTCCTGGCATACCAGGACGTGGACGCAATCGCGTTAGCCAGGAGCGCCACGGCCCGGCCGAACGGCGGTAGCCCCATTGCTTCCGCTTCGCTGGCCGGGCCACGGTCCGGGATAGCGCCGCTGGTATCAATCACCCCCAGGGCGGCCCAGTCACGGCGGCTCATAGTCCGGCCGCGTCCGGCCAGGCTGGTTATCTGGGCGGCCCCACGGTAGCGGCTGGAGCCCAGGAGGCGTGATACATCGGCGCGCGTGCTCATAGCGCCCCTTCCGATTCAGAACAC